AGGAAAGGACTCGCGCGGTCCAGATACCTCCCCAGGCCGCGTCCCTCGGTCTCGGCGTGAACCCGTTGATCTCGGACGACCCCGAACCGGTCACGCCGGGTCCGGACGACTCGGTCTGGGATCGGTGTAGTTGGCTCGCGCCGTTCCGAGTTGTCCCCGAGTCCGGGAGCTGGCCGCGACTCATGTCGGGACCTCACCCGGACGCGGTTGGGTCGTACGGCGCCGAGGCGATCGCGTGGCTTTCGTCGTCGGCGGGGATCGTCCTCCGCTGGTGGCAGGCGCTCGCGTTGACGCGCGCCCTTGAGCATGACGCGGACGGGCGTCTCGTGTGGATGGAGGTCGACGTCTCGACGCCGCGACAGGTGGGCAAGTCGGTGTTGATCCGGGCGGGCGCGACGTGGCGGATCCACCAGGCGGAGCGGTTCGGGGAGGACCAACTCGTCCTCCACACGGGGAAGGATCTCCCGGTCTGCAAAGAGGTGATGCGACCGGCGCGGGCGTGGGCGCGGGCGCAAGGCGGGTACGTGGTGCGCGAGCAAAACGGACACGAGGAGATCGGGCATGGCGGGTCGAGGTGGATCGTCCGGGGTCGATTCAGTGTCTACGGGTACGCCGTTTCGGTGGGTCTCGTCGACGAGGCGTGGGGCGTCGAGTCGGAGATCGTCGAGGACGGGGTCGAGCCGACCATGGTGGACCGGGCGGATCCTCAACTCTGGTTGGTCTCGACGGCACATCGGCGGGCAACCGCGCTCTTTCCGCTACGGCGGGCGGCGGCGTTGGCGGCGCTCACGGATCCCGCCTCGTCGTTGATCCTCGAATGGTCGGCGACCCGGGGGACCGGGATCGAGGACCGGGGCGCGTGGCGGTCGTCGTCGCCGCATTGGACGCCGCAACGGGAGAGGTTGCTCGACGCGAAACTCCGCCGGGTCATGGCGGGCGTGTCGGAGGACCCGGACGAGGACGACCCGGTCGAGTCGTTCCGGTCGCAATTCCTCAACGTGTGGCCGGCGAGGCGTCTCGTCCAGTCGGGGGCGGACGAGATCCTCGTCGATCCCGAGGCGTGGGTCGCGGCGACGGACCTGTCCGCGTCCCCAGGCGATGCCCCGATCGTCGTCGGTGTTGAGGATTGGTTCGGCATGTCGGCGGCGGCGTGCGCGGCGACCATGCTCCCGGACGGGCGGGTCCTCGTGTGGGGCGAGGAATTCCCGGACCGGGACGCGGCGATCGCGTGGGCCGCGTACGTCGCCGGGTCGAGGGAGGGGTCCCGGGTGATCTCGGGTCCGTCCCTCCCGGTCGACGCGGTCCGGGAGGCGTGCGCGGACTCGACCGTGTCGCGAGCTGGCGCCGGGGATCTCCGGACGGGTCTGCCGTTGGTCCGGGTCCTCGTGCGTCAAGGGCGGTTGGTGCATGGGGGAGACCCGGCGTTGTCGGGCCAGGTTCACGCGACCCGGGTCGCTCCGCGTGAGGGCGGTCTCGTGATCCCGCACAGGTCGATCCGGACGGACCTCGTCCGGGCCATGACGTACGCCGCGAGCGCGGTCGTTGGCGGGGTTGCCGCGCCGTTGCCGCGCCCCGCCATTTTCTAGGGAGATCCCATGCCGAACCCCAGTCGTCCCGGTCGTTTGCTCTACGCGACCGACGGGCGCGATATCTTGAGGAACGACCCGGACGGTTGGGAAGTCGATCAACCATGGCTCTGGTTCGACGGACCCGCCGGGGGCGACGGGACCGGTGGTCCGTTCGGGAACCCCCCGCCGAACGCGATCGTTGGTCCCTCGTCGCCGGGGAGCGCGCTCCCCGCCATGTCGCGATGCCGGTCGTTGATCGCGGACGCGTTGGCCGGCGTCCCGTGGGAGGTCCACGCGGACCGGGGGAAGTTGCCGACGCCGACATGGATCACCGATCCCCAGGGTCTCGCGAATGACGCGCGGATCGGGACGTCGGTCAAGGACGTCGCGTTGTCGGCGGTCGAGTTCTGGTCGTCGTTCGTGGTCTCGGCGATCGAGTACGGGGAGGGTTTCGTTTTCTGTCCTCGGACCGACGCGTCGGGGACGAACGTGGTCCGGGAGTGGGCGGCGCCGCTCTACGTGTTGAACCCGACCGACGTGAGGACCGAGGGCGGGTCGTGGTTCGTCAACGACGTCCCGATCCACGTCGCCGAGCTGGCCGTCGTCCGCAACCGCGTGTGGCCCGGTAAGTACCGGGGCCATGGGGTCTGGTCTCAATTCGCCTCGGAGATCGGTCTCGGGACGTCGATCCGCGACTACGCCTCAAACCTCCTCGGGCGCGGGATCCCCGCCGGGTATCTCAAGGTCAACTCACCGGACCTTGAACAGGACGAGGCGACCCGCCTCAAGGCGCGTTGGATGGAGGCACACGGCGGGACGACGCGACGGATCGCGGTCCTCAACGCGGTCACCGAGTTTCACCCACTGGAGATCGACCCCCAGGCGCTGCAACTCGTCGAACTCATGCGGCTCTCCGCGTGGGAGATCGCGTTGATCTACGGGGTTCCCCCGTACAAGTTGGGGATTTCCATGGGCTACTCCAACACGTACGCGAATATCGAGTCGGCGTCGATCGACTACGTCCAGGACGCGCTACTCCCGTGGGCGCGGCGCCTTGAGTCGGCGTTCGACGCGATCCTCCCGCACGGGACGTCTCTCAAACTCAACCTCGACGGTCTCCGCCGCGCCGACACGAAAACCCGTTACGACGCGTACGCCGTGGGTCTGTCGAACGGGTTCCTCACGATCGACGAGGTCCGTCGTCGCGAGGACCTCCCGCCCATGTCCGAACTTGAGGCGCGCCGCGCCCTCGACTACGCGAACGCACTACGAAAGGCGGAAGTGTCATGAGTGAGGTCTCAGTCGTCCCGTTGGAACTACGGCAGACCGCCGAGAACACGCTAGAGGGCGTGTGCATCCCCTACGGCGTGACCACGATGAAAGCTGGCTACCCGAACGGGGAGCGGTTCGTCCCCCATGCGTTCGCCGACGTCGCGACCGCCCACGCGAAAATCCGTCTCACCGACCAACACGACGAGACCGGTCGTCGCCCGGTCGGGGTCGCGGTCCGGTTCCAAGATCACGAGGACGGTCTCCTCGGGACGTTCCGGTTCTACAACACCCCCGAGGGCAGGGGCGCCCGGGAGAACGTGATCGAGGAGACCTATGGGGGACTCTCGGTCGGGTTCCTCCCGGTCGAGGAACGGACCGCCCAGGCCGACGGCGCCCGTGAGGTCGTCAAGGCGCGGTTGTTCCATGTCTCCCTCGTCGACGAACCCGCCTACGAGGACGCCCGGATCCTCGCGGTCCGTCACGCGCTCCCGGACGTGTCGGCGTTGCTCGCCGTCGAGTACGACCTCGGATCCTTCCCGGATCCCGTGGACGTGAGTAGAGTCGTTTTCGGATCTCGGTAGGGGATCCACGTTTGGCCGGCGGACTCGACAGGGGTCCGGTTCGGCAGATAGATCGCTCAACCCGTCCCGGTAGGGGACGCGGCGCGACTCGGTAGGGGTCCGCGAATTCCATTCGCTCCCCACCCGAGAGGGACACCTGTCATGCCGTCCACCTACCTCCGCCGCAAGATCGAGGAACGCGCCTCCTCCTCCGAGGTCCTCAAGTCACTCCAGACGCGCGCCGCCGACGAGGGTCGTGACCTCACCGATCCGGAGCGAAAGACGTTCGACGAGATCGTCGAGAGGCTCAAGGAACTCGACGCCGAGATCGCCCGGATCCGCGAGTTCGACGATGGGGCCGCCGCGTTCGTCGCCATGGTCGGCGCGAGCAATGAGGCGGAGGAATCCGCCGAGCACGCCCGCCAGGCCGCGAGCAACGGCGGCGGCGGGACCCACGAACCGGAACCCGTCGCCGAGCTGGCGACCCGCGCCGCGTTCGGAAAGCGGTTCGTCGAGTCGTCCGCGTTCCGCAACTACCGGGGCGCCGGGACCTCCGAGAGGCTCACCCTCCCCGGACCCGCCTCTCCCGAGTTCCGCGCCGCGATCACGACCGGCGACGTCGGTCTCACCGCCTACACGGGACCGGTCCCGCAAGTGTGGGGCGGACCCATGGGTCCTGTGTTCGGGACGACCCTCCTCAACCTCATCGGTCGAGTCCAGACGTCGAACTCCGCCGTCCTCTACCTGTCGTGGACGCCGCAACCCCCGGGCGATGCCCCGGTCGTCGCCGAGGGCGCCCTCAAGACCGAGGCGGTCATGGACGTCGTCGAGGCGACGATCGCCCTCCAGACGTACGCCCATTACAAGGCGGTCACGCGTCAGGCTCTGGAGGACATTCCCCAGATCCAGACGATCATCCAGAACCGTCTCCTCTCGGGTGTGAACCTCGCCCTTGAGGGCGCGGCGGTCGCGGCTCTCGTCGCGGCGACCCTCCAGGCGGTCGACGGCGCGGGGAACTTCCTCAACGGGATCCGGTCCGGGATCGCGACGGTCGAGGCGGCAGGGTTCACCCCCAACGCCGTGATGATGCACCCGACCGACGCCGCCGACGTCGACATGCAAGCCATGTTTGAGACCGTGAACGGCGCGGTCCGGACGGGGTCGGCGTGGGGTCTGCCGATCGTCCCGGCGAACGACATTACGCCGGGGACCGCCTACGTCGGCGATTTCAAGACCGGCGAGACGTGGTTCGACCGTGGGACGACCGACGTGTTCATGTCCGACAGTCACGCCGATTTCTTCCTCCGGAACACTCTCGTCCTCCTCGCCGAGGCTCGCGCCGCGTTCGCCGTGACCGAGGCGGCGGCGATCGCCGAGGTCACCAAGGGGACCGCCCCCGTGGGGGGGTGACAGGTTCCGCGACGTCACCCGCCTCGACGACCGAGTCGTCGGGGGACGCGGAACCGAATGAGGGAGAGACCCGGCGGGGCAAGCGCGCTCGCAAGGATCGAGGCGACTCGTGATCGGCGTCCCCGACATGGGCCAGGTTCGGGCGTGGTGTCAGGTCCCCGCGACCGCGATCTCCGACGAGGATCTTGAACAGATCCTCGCCGGGGAGCTGGCGATCGTGTCCCGGACCTGTCGCCTCCCCGAGGACCCGGAACCCCCGGATCCCGAGGCGACGTACCCGCCCGCCCTCGCCCGGTCTGTCCTCCGCCGTTGCCAACGGCAGATCGCCGCCAGGAATCTCCCCCTCGGAGTGATCGGCGCCGAGGGCGTCGAATACGGACCTCTCACCGTCCCGACGTGGGACGCCGAGATCCGGCGCCTTGAGGCGTCGTACCGGATCCCGGTGATCGCGTGAGCCTCGCGAACCCGATCGGTCCCGCCCAGGACACCCGGGCGGCGATCGTCGACGCGCTCCGAGAGGTCGAGGGGATCAACGCCTACGCGACCGCCCCGGACAACCCGCACGCGTTCGACGCGTTCCCCCGGTGGGCGTTGACGAACTACACGGGCGGGCGGTTCACGTTCCTCGCCCGTCATGAGTACGACGTGATCGTCGTCCTCCCCGCCGGATACGAACCCGACACGGTCGCCCAGGGCGACGCCCTCCTCGACCGGATCGCGCTAGGTCTCCGGTCCGTCGGCGTCGTCCAGATCGCCGAACCGATCCGACTCACGTTCGACTCTGGGACCGCTATGCCCGCGCTACGCGTCCGCGTGATCCCGCACCTCAACAACTAGGGAAGTGATCTCACCATGGCGGCAGGCGATACCTACAAGCTGGGACCCGGCGAGTTGACCATCGGTCTCACCGGGACCCCGGTCGACGCGTCGTGTCTTATCAACAACGCCGTGATCTCGGCGTCAAAGGACGAGGGCGACTCGACCACGAAGTTGTGCGGGACGATCAAGCCGGGGGCGATTACCTACACGTACACCCTCGGGGGGAACGCGGATATTGATATCGCCGACCCCGCCGGTCTCTGGCAACTCTCCCAAGATCACGCGGGCGAGGAACTCGACTACACGTTCACGCCCTCGACCGAGGCGGGGACGACGGCGTCCGGGGTCCTCGTGATCGACCCTCTCGATTTCGGCGGCGACACGACCGGCGAGGTCATGACGTCTGATTTCGAGTTCTCCCTCCTCGGACAGCCCGACTACGGGGCGGCGTTGCCGTGAGCCAAACCCGGATCTCGGTCGAGGGCGCCGACACGTTGGGTCGGACCCTCGATCACGCGGCGTCCGAGATCGAGGACATGTCCGCCCCAGGTCAGGAGACCGCGACGCAACTCGCGAACCGTGGGCGGGCCGAGGCGCCTCGACGGACCGGGCGACTCGGGTCCTCGGTCCGGGGCGAGGCGGTCGGGAAGGACACGGCGGAGGTTACGTCCGGACTCCCGTACGCGAACCGGACCCACTGGGGTTACGCCCGCGTCGGGCAACGCGCACAGCCATGGCTATGGGAGGGCGCCGAGGCGTCGATCGACACATGGTCAAACAACTACATGGACCGGGTCGACTCGGTCCTCGGACAGGTGAGAGGCGAGTAATCACCATGGGAGACGTACGGCTAGCAACACCGCGACTCACGGTCGTCCGCGAGGGCGTCGACGAGCTGAATCTCCAGACCACGAACGCGGATCTCGTGTTGTGGGACCGGACCCGGTTCCGGCACAAGTGGCCGACGGTCACCGATGCGCCGTTCCTGTGGCTCACGTTTATCGCGTGGGCCGCCGCACGGCGTACCGGGGCGATCCCGGAAAACCTCAAGTACGAGACATGGGAGGCGGAGGTCCTCGCGGTCGAGACCGAGGAGGACGAGGAGGACGAGGCGGGTCGACCTTTCCCCGAGGGTCCCGATCTCGGTTGATCGTCGAGATCGCCGTCGAGACCGGGACGGCGCCGCGTGATTGGTGGGACGAGGACGACGAAACCCTCGCGACAGTCCTAGACGTACTGGAGGACCGGGCCGAGGCAATGCGAAAGGCGGCGAGATCCCATGGCAAGTGAGGCGATCCTCCGGATCAAGGTTCTCGCCGACGCCTCCCAGGCCGCGCGCGAACTCGACAACACGGGATCGAGGACGTCGAAGTTTGCGAGCGGCGTGAGCAAGGCGTCAAAGGTCGCGGCGGTCGGTCTCCTCGCCGTCGGCGCGGCGGCGATCAAGGCGGGCAGGGCGGCGGCGGAGGACGCCCAGTCTCAGGCCCTCCTCGCGACCGCCCTCAAGAATTCGACCGGCGCGGGCAAGGATCAAGTTGCCGGGGTCGAGGATTTCATCGGGAAAATGGCGCTCGCGACGGGCGTCGCCGACGACCAACTCCGCCCCGCCATGGCGACACTCGCCCGCGCGACCGGCGACGTCGAGACCTCCCAAAAGGCGCTAGGCGTCGCCATGGACGTTTCCGCCGCGACCGGGAAGGACGTCGAGTCCGTGTCGGCGGCGATCGCCAAGGCGTACGCCGGTAACACGACGTCCCTCGGTCGCCTCGTCCCCGGGATCGACAAGGCGGTTCTAGCGTCCGGCGACATGACCGCGATCATGGACGAACTTGCCAAGAAAACCGGCGGGTCCGCCGCCGCCGCCGCCGACACGACCGCCGGAAAAATGGCGCGAATGCAAGTCGCCATGGACGAGGCGACCGAGTCCGCCGGGGCGGCGTTGCTCCCCGCTATGTCCATGCTCGCGACCGTCCTCGGTAAGGCGGCGACGTTCGCCCAGGAACACACGAAAGCCGTTCAACTCATGGCGGTCGGGTTCACCGTCCTCGCCGTCGCGATCATGGCTCTCAACGTCGTCCTCAAGGTGACGACGTTGATAACCA